CGTTGGACACGATAGATAATAATCGCATCTTCAAGCAGTTCTTTCTGCTTGTATACTTTAAAAATTGTTTCTAATAGACTGTTACCAAACGGATAGTTGTTATCTAGCCCTTCGCTCATTGATAGATGAACAACATGTTCTGCATCGATTGCAGTTTCATTTGCATCTTGACTCCAACGGCTTGTGCTTTGATCAGGAGTTCTACCTGTCATATATTTGTTGTCAAGTGTTTGGTATCCAGGATTGTTACCGCCTGGACCGTAAACTTGATTTGTATTGATTTTTGTTGCACTTAATCCTTCAAAGGCAATGTTAAGATCTTTTACAATATATTGCTCAGGACGTTTGCCTTCCGATTCGTTAACGATAATTTTTGTTACATTAGCAGGATCTACATGATACCATTTTTGTGTTTCAGGATCTCTAATAAAAAATTGGTCGCCAAACTTAAATGCATTTCTTATAACACGGAACATGCGTTTTTCAAATTCTTGTATCTTGCACCATTGTTTTAGATACTGACCAAGAATTTGTACTTCGCTTTTTGTTGCACCTTTGTTAAACTCAATATTAAAAGGTGTGTTGTTTTGTTTGTTCTTTTGTGTGCAAAATTCTGCTAGGATGTCTAGTGCAGCATTAACTTCAGAGTCATTATCCATTGTGTTATATTGACCATAACGCTCAACACGATTTGGTGATCCGACATAAACATCAGGAAGGTGAGATGAATAGTTTGCTGCTGCTGGTCCCATTCCTTGACCTTGTGTAAAACTAAATGGACTGAAGTTACCGGTAGGATTGGCACTCGTTGCTACTGGTGTAAAATATTTTTTCCAACTCATCTACCTAAACTCCTATACAGGTTAGTACTGCCTTTTGTATTTCTTGCAATGCCTTTTTCGACACTTAGCCCTTCACTTAGCAAATGCACAGCCATTTTCATATTGTTATTTAACTGATCTATCTTCTGAATTAACTGAGTCTGGTCCGTACTTGAACCTTGCCTTTCGTAGAACGCATCTAGAAGTTGTCCTGCTTCTGTATTCCTAGGCACAACTGCTTCATTACCGTGCAATATTGCATGAGTTCCTCTACCAAAATCTCGGAACCCATTTGTTCCAGTGGCAAATTCAGGAAAGGAAGGACTATTAGGATAAAGTGCCATGATACTCTGACGTAATGCATCAGGATCGGTCATAAGAGCATCTAAATTAAGTGCGTCTGAGACAGGATCAGTTACTAAGTTTAAAAATTTAGCAAAATTTCCAGAAATAACACTGCCATTGTCAATTGATCGTTGAACTTGTTCTGCACGTATAGTTTGTATTAAACTTTGTAATTCGTTCTTGTCAAGTTGTTCGCCTGACATAAAGCGAGTCATAGCATCATCACGTTGCGTGTCTGTCATCTTAGCACCTGGGATAAATGACTTTGCATATTGACCTAAAGATTTTAGAATTTGCATCATGCCTGCTTCAATTGAGATTGTCATCTCTTGAATTAATCTATCAATATAACTAGCAAAATCTTCGGTAGCCTCCATGCCTAGTAAATCTCTTACAGCGTTAATTTGGGTATTAATAAATGTTTGCATTTTGGTTTGTAAATCAGTAAGTGTTGTGTTCATCCACTCTTGAAACGTTTGGCCCCCTGGTGCAAATCCAAATGTATCTGCTATTGTATCCATTACAGTAATGATAGTGTTATTAATAGCATTCATGGTATTTGAAATACTTGTCCAAGTACTGTCAAACCATTCACGAAGTGTTTGTCCTTGTCCAAAACCTAGTGCATCTCTAAAGTAATTAACAGTACTATTCATTGTCGTTGTTACAGTGTCTATCATATTACTTATAGTTGCTAACGTATTGTCAAACCATTGTGTTAGACTTGTTTGGCCGCTTGTGCCTATAAATCCCTTTATATCGTTGTACAATGTAGTTATTTTAGATAATATACCGTCTGGACCGTTAAATGCATTCTCAATTGCTGTTACTTGAGTAGTAACAAATACCTTTATATCGTCGTACAATGTAGTTACTTTAGATAACACACCGTCTGGACCGTTAAATGCATTCTGAATTGCTGTTAATTGAGTAGTAAGCCAATCTGATACTGTTGTACCTTGTGGCATTCCTAGTATTTTAGATAAATGGGTATCAACAGTGTTAAACGCATTTGTTATACTATCAGTAATTGCTTTTCCAAATTCAGTACCCGAAAAGAAGCCTGCTATGCTTTGTTTGATACTATCAAACATACCACCACTTCTTGACTGTTCTCCATTTGGCCCTTGCTGAAGTTCTCCAAATGCAAAATCCATTATATTTGCAAACGTGTCTCTAAGAAGTGTTTTAAGTCCTTCAATAATTGTTAACTTACCGTCTTGATCTGTAAAAATACTTTCTAAATAATTAGCAAACTCTACAAGTTTTTCTTGAAGGTATCCTAATGCATCTCTTGCTTCTCCTGAATTTAAAAAATCGTTAAATCTTCTCAACCCTCTAGTAACAAATCCTTGTGGACCAAAAATTGCATTTAAAAAATCTTTTACAGTGTTTGTTACTGTGCTAAGACCGCCTGCTGCACCTGGAGAAAAGAAATTTTTCAAAGCGTCTCCAAACTCTCCAAACACTTCAAGTAATCCGCCTCTGCCGTCAGTACCGTCTACAATTTCAAAGAATGCCCTAACAACTGATTTTCTCACGTCAGTTATTGCTTGTTCAAAGTTTCCTAGTGCAGATGTTAATCTATTCCTGCGTCCCTGTTCTTCTTCACTAAGTCCTGCATCTATTCCTCTGATACTGTTGAATTGGTATGCATAGTCTGCAACACTTGCAAGTGCAGCAACAACACCGTTACTACTGTTTTGCATTGATGTAAGTTGTGCAGGGCCATACTGTTGCGAAAATCTTTCTAGCGTAGGACCAAATCTGTTTTGCAAAGTTGAAATAACATCAGATAGTTCTTCTTCACCTGTAAAAACTCGTTGCATATAAGTTTCAATACCAGGCATAGCCTGTACTAAAGCCTTGCCTAAATCAGTTTGTGCAACGCCATCCATTAGGTCTTGGAAGCCATCACTGAAACCCGGAAGTCTTGTGTCAAAGAACGTCAACGCACCACGCAAGTTGTTTCGTTCATTTTCATTTAATCGATTCAACTGATTTCTAATTCTAGCTTCAGTCATTTGCTGTGCCATTCTATCAGCAAGTTGTCTGCGTTCTTCACCTGTTAGTTTTGCTAGTCTATCAAGTTGTAAAATATAATTTGCTGCACTTGCTTGTGTTTGTCCATCAAATCTCAGTGCTTGTGACTGTCTCATTCTTTCGTTTGATAGAAAATCAATAAGTCCTTCGTTAACATCTTCAATAGTGAAACCCATTGCAAAGAATTGTCTACCTAATCCTGTTCTAAACTCTTGACTGAATGTTCCAAGAAGTTTTGCACCGTTAGTTACAGTGCCTCCAAAAAACGCTAGATTTGCAGCATTGTCTCTTACCATTTGTGCAAAATCATCAAGACTCATTGATGCTTCTGCACTTATTTTCATCATTTCAAAAATACTATTTTCAAAACTTGCACCTACTGATGCTAAACTTCTAAATTGATCAACTGTGTGATCCAAGTAGCGTGTAAGTCTTGTTACAACATTTGTACTTCCAAAGATTGCTTCAGCAAAGTCACTAGCCCGTGTGCCTCCAAACGCAAGTTCTTTAGCAAAACCTTTAAGGCCTTTGCCTGCTGCTTCTGCTGCTTTGCCTAACTTACTGACTTTGTCAGTGCCATCTTTTTGTGCTTTATTATAATTTTCTTGTATACGTGTTGCTGTATCAGGGCCGCCGCCGCCACCACGTCTTTCAGTTGCTGCTAATAAAGCCTGTAAGGTGGCTTCACTTGCTACGCCGTCTCTTGGACGGGGGCCGCCTACATTACTAATTTCTACATCTTCTGCCAATGAATCATTCCAAATTAACTGCGCACATTATATTAATTCATATATATACGTGTAGTATTTATCCGGAGAAAAAATACATGCAGACAGCAACAGCAAACCCGCTGTCTAAACATTTTAGACAGCCTAAATTATATATCAAATTACCTAGTGGTGGAAATTTTTATCGTCCTGGTAGTCTTGTGCCTGAGCAAACGGGTGAATACCCTGTGTATGCTATGACAGCAAAGGATGAACTTATGTTCAAAACTCCTGATGCTTTGTTAAACGGCCAAAGCACAGTAAACGTAATTCAAAGTTGTATGCCCAATATCAAAGATGGTTGGTCAATACCTAGCATCGACATTGATGCTATATTAATTGCAATTAGAATCGCAACCTATGGCGAAGTAATGGAACTAGGTGTTAACATCAAAGAAATAGATGAAGAAAGATCATTTGAACTTGATTTGCGCACAGTTCTTGATGGACTAATTGCAAGACAGTATGATAATGTTTTTCAAATCGGCGACTTTACTTTTGAAATTGCGCCGATGGTGTACAAAAAGTTTACAGAAATTGCTTTAAAAACATTTGAAGAACAACGTTTGTTTAGAATTGTTAACGACGATAACATGAGCGAAACAGATAAAATTACTCAGTTTAATGAAGCATTTGTTAGAGTTACCGAACTTAACATTAGTAATATTCTAAACAGTATTATGTCAATACAGTTTCAGGATGAAGAACCTGTTACTAACAGAGATCATATTATAGAATTTTTTGAAAACGCCGACAAAGACATTTACACTTCTCTTATAGTTCATTTAGATGAACAAAGAGAAAAGTTTGCAATACCGCCATTCAAGGCACGTCTAAGTCCAGCGGATATCGAAAGAGGAGCACCAGAAACTATTGATGTTCCGATTACTTTCGATCAATCAAATTTTTTCGCCTAAGGATCTCAGCTCTGTCCTTAGAGGACATTCTTAAACAAGTTGAGATCCTTGACAACGAATCAAAACAAATAAAATATGATCTCTACAAATTGTCTTGGTACATGCGTGGAGGTGTTTCGGTGTCAGAACTTTACGAGATGAGTGTTGAGGACAGAGAAATCCTAGCAGGTATAGTAAAAGAAAATTTAGAAACTAGTAAAAAGACAGGACAGCCGTTTTGGTAATTAAGAAGGCTGTGAAACTTTGTAGCCTTTTTTCTTAAGCATTGCAATTGCTGTTTTTTCTTCAGGTGAAATTCTTGATGTTGCCCACTGTGGTGTAGCATCCGGTGATGCAAACTTACTACGTTTCTTAGGATCACCAGCACCAGATCTTTGAAAGCCTTGCTGTGTTACTTTCTTTAAAATCTCATCTACTTCAGGATTGCTTAGTGGTTCATTTTCATCTCTACCACCTGCTTCTCTTGACTTACCTAAAATCATATCAACATCAGTAGTAGGTAAACCTTTTTGTCTTAGAAAACCCTTGAGTTGATCAGGTTCTAGTTTTCCTTTTTTAATGCCACTACCTGCCATCCATACACTTAGATCTTTTTTGGTTTGGTTTGCATCTTTGCCTACATCAAGTTTTGCTTTTGCAGTTTTACTGCCTAATTTACTCATAGCACCAAGTCCTGCTCTTTTTAGCAATCCCATTGGTTTTTCACTTACGTTATCTTCACTAATAATCTCAAATACTTTCATAAGACAATCCTTTTTGATGTTGTTATATTTATTTATATGAATTATTTAGTATTGCTACTACGTAGCAATAAGTTTTCGCTATCGCTCAAACTATATTTATTTTTTTATTAGTGCGAAGCACTTAGTTTCATGTAGATTAATTAGTCAGACGGAACCTTGCAGCGGTTCCATCCTCCTCGAGCTTCATGTGAGTTGCATAGCCGAGACTTGGAAGTAGGTATTTGACTTTGCTACTGGGCTCTAACCTTTCCCAACCTACGTCGACATCACGCAAAATGCGCTATCCCCCGCTTCGTTCCTAGTGCTAAGGGGTTTTCGTAGCATACAGCCTGTGGGACTTCACCAGTGTCTGATCACGTGGTTACGTGAAGCTCAAGGTGGATCGAACAATTCCGATCAAACAGTGTCCTGATGTGCCTTTAAATTTTCTCTAAGTATTTTTGAACCACCAACTCGAACGTTTATAATACCATTATAGTATTCATCTGTTTCTAAAACTCTACGTTCAAATTGTTCTCGTGCCTCTAAATATGACATTTCGCCTCTAGATTTACAAAAATAAAGTATTTCTCTTGTAAACTTGTTTTCGCCTAATTTTTCTACGTCTGCTATTAGTTTATCTGACGATCCCCAATAGTCTCGCCAATCTGATTCCTTGTAGCCTCGTCTTTTATTTTTTTTGCCTTTAAGCGGTGGTTTGGTTGTTTTAAACTTTGCTAGTTTTTTGCCTACGTATTTGCGATTGTCCGTTAAATTAGTAATAAGGTAAACAAACCCTTCGTACTCGTTTGGTATTTCTGTTACTTCTTTACCTTGATATATCCAATTCATACAGTAATTTATGTGTGCCTATGTGCTTTCTTCTCTTGTTTTGGATAGAGGATGTTTTTTTAGTGCCTGTTGGTGTATTTCTTGTATTTCTAAACGTCTTACCTTTGCTAGTTTCATAATTTGACTTAAATGTTTGCGAACTACTCGTCTTTTTGCCTCAGATGGCCTTTGTAAAAATATTTCATTGGCTTTAAAGTAAGCCAAATACTCTTTTACCAATTGATCATGTACATCGTCTTCAATCATTCTACCACTTCAATGTCGTTTTCGTATGAAGTAAAGCCATTTTCCTTTACAACCTTTAGAATATTGTTTACTCTGCCTACTAGTTCGTCTTTATGACTAATCAAATAGATGTTTTTCTGTCTTTCTCTGCCCATCTTCTTTAGTACACTCAAAGAATTCTCGACACCCTGACTGTCCATACCACTATCAATAAGTTCGTCAATGAATAATAGGTTCAGTCCTTGGTACAATGACTCCCAAACATCACGGAATGCAAAACTCATACCAAGTATTAGCCTATTGCGTTCACCTCTTGACAAGTTATCAAAGTCTAAGTCTTGGCCAAGTTGTGTTATTTCAACGGCTAAGTCGTTTTGGAATGTAACTTGATGAGGTAAGCCTAACTTATCGAGATAATTCGTAAGCCTGTTGTTTAGATATGCAAGATTTTGATCAATAATCTTCTTTCTTATGAAAGAATCTTTGTTTGTTAGTAGTTTTAACAAAAACTCTTGGTGTTCTTTGAAAGTATTCAGTTGATTTATAACTGACCAATCGATATCTTGCAGTGCTGTGTTAGTTAAATCGTCAATTTGTGCCTGATAAGGGTCTTCTTCTTGCTCTTTACTTAGCAATGTATTCTTTAAGTTATCTACGTTGTTTCTATGTTCATATGCTTCACGCATTGTATCATAAAATGTAGTAGGACGACCGTCAATATCACCAATTATACCCAATTCAACAGCGTTATCATCAAATTTATTTTTTATTTCAATGAAATATGCTCTGGCATCGGCTAGATCTTTAGTTTTAGTTGCAAGAATCTCTGCTTTCTTAGTTTCATGTAGTTCTTGACCACATGTATAACAAATAGCATCGTCTAATTCTGCAATGTCTTTAGTAACCTTTTTTACAGACTTGTCTGCACGTTGTAGTGCAGGCTCTAACGTGCTTAATTCTTTTCTAAGAGCCGTTATTTTGTTGTTTAGTTCTTGCCAATTCTGTAATTGTTCGTGATTTTCAAGTTCTTTTTCAATATCTACTTGTTCTAGTTCTTTAATACCGTTTTTTAACTTTTCAATGTCTGTTTTTTGCTTTGTTTTCCATGCAGACTGTCTAGTTCTTAGTGTATTAATACTTTGAGAGATTTTTTCATTAGAAGATTGTATTGCATTAATCTTTAATTGTTCTTCTGTAATGCTATCTTTGGTATATTTGATTTGTTCTTTAAGATTATCTGCCTTTTCTGATAAAATAGTAATACCTAGCAGTTGCTCAATGACTTCACGTTGATCATTTTGTCGCATACTTAGGAAAGGCTCGGTGTATGTGTTCAATGCAACCACGTGCTTGAACATATTGTGACTCATTTCAAGTAAACCATTAATAGAGTCTTGTGTTTTACGGCTATCGCCTTGCGATTCGTCAGTTAAATCTTGTTGTTCGTGGTCGTTTACATAAAATTTTAGTACATTAGGCGATCTTCCACGTTCAATTCGATAACTGTTTCCACCTTTTTCAAAGTTTAGTGTAACCAACATGCCCTTACTATTGGTTTTGTTAATCAAGTTGTTACGCTTGATGTTTGTTAGTGCTTGGCCGTACAAGGCATAGGACAATGCATTGATTATCGTAGTTTTACCTGTACCGTTGCGTGATCCTGAATCATCACCTCCTTGGTCTAAGTTTTCACCAAGCACTAGAGTTAACTGTTCACGGTCAAAGTCAACAGCTTGGGTAACATTACCCACACTCATAAAGTTTTTTACGGTTAAATCTTTAAATTTTATCATTATAACTCTTTGTAAATGTCCAACAGCATCTTTTTATTGAAAGATTCAGAGTCAATTGCAAGAATTTCGTTGCTAACAATTTGATCCACACTCTCAAACTGTGCAATATCAAGTTCTGTTGTAATTTCTTCAATTTGTTTTTGTGGTATTAGTGTAATTTCTCTACATTTGTACTGATCTATAAATGTTTCTTTAATAAAACTTGCTTCTTCGTATGAAATAGGAAGGTCAAGTGTTACCCTCAAGTACATATTAGGTTTGATCAGTGTGTCTTTTTCGTCAATCAACTGAGATAACTTAACTGTACGAAACTTTGGACAGTCTAGCCAGTTGATATACTCTGGTTCTGCATCGTTCTCACGGTCCAGTATCATCATACCACGGTCATCATCCCAAGTATCTGCATAGTTGTGTGGGAAAGCATTACCTATGTAGTGGATCTTGCCCTGCCGTTGACGTTTGTGGAAGTGTCCGCTGAACACATACTCTTGATTCTTGAAGTGTTGTGACTTTAGTTCGCCGTGATCTGGCATCTGCACCATAGCATTCATATAGAAACTAGGTAATTCAAAGTGTCCAAACAAATATTTGGCTTGTATCTTCTCTATACGGCGCCATTCATCGCCTACTAACCAAGGAACTAGTGCTACATCTTCTACAACTTGTATTTCGTTAACAACTGTTATACCTGGAATGTGTTTTGCCCATTCGGTGCTTTTAACATCACGTTTATCTTTGTAATACAAATCGTGATTGCCTGCAAACATATAAAAGTTTTCAAATGCTGCACCTAGTTTTTCTAAACTACGAATACCTGCATCCATAGTTGTTAAATTAAGACTATTTCTGTTATGATTCCAGTCACCGCAGAAAATACCAGTCTCGCAACCGTTTTCTTTTGCTGTTTCGATGTACCAGTCTATGAAGTTTTCACAATCTTGGTTATGTACTCGTGAATTACCCTTCATACCAAAGTGTATGTCAGTAAACACTGCTGCTTTTTTAAACAAATTTATACTCCGTATTGAGTTTTATTATAAGATCAAAGGAAAACAAAGTCAACTATTATTTTTTTGAGTCTTCTTCCCAACGTGCCTTAGAACGTTCGTGTTCGCCTTGGCTTTGTCTTGTGTAACTTGGGTTGAGATTGTTCATTTCTAGGATATCATCTCTAATATTTTGATTTCGTTTTTCTAAATTAATTACTCTTACAAATGAATTTGTAACTGCGGCTGTATAATAAGCAAATGGGTTTTGTGATTTTGATTCATCAAACTGCAAACCAATTTGTGATAATTGCAAAATAGCCTGACCTTTCATTTCGTCATTGTACGTGTAGCCACGCACATTTCCTCTAGTTGCATATCTTTCACACAATTTCATCCACATCATTGCTAATTTGTTTGTAGCCATACCGTGTGTTTTGTCAAAATGTCCATTTTCCATTCCACCTGTCCAATGGCTTTTGCCTACACAGACAAGTTCATCGTTTTCGTTAAACTTGTAGTGCTGAAATGGAGGAAAATTCAATTTTGTTTTAGTATCTGCAATAGTTTTAGGATTTTTCTTACGTCCTAGTTCTTCTGGAACATGATCAAACGTCATAATACGAAAAATTAGTTCATATTTGCTAATTTTACGGTAATCAACTTCGCATTCGGAGAGTTTTTTCTTGCGTCCAGCAGCTTTTTCTGCTTCATAAATTCTTTGTGTTTGTTTTTTTGCTTTGTTCTTTTTTGCCTCAGCAATTGTTCTAATGTTTACCTTTTCAATACTAGGTAAAATGATATCATAATCAGCATAACTATTATCAGTATAACTGCAAAAAGTATTTTTTGATTTGTGTATCTCGGCTAGAATGTCCTTGTTGTTTAAATAATTGACTTTTTTCATTTTTTCTCCAAGTTGATACACATATAATAATATATGTATTTAATTTTGTCAACTAAATATATGTAGGAGATTCGATTATGGGAATAGTAAGAGATAGCAAAGGGAATCCTGTTAGAGACAGTAGCGGTAATGCAGTTAGAACAGGCACTTCTCGAGGAAATTCGCCTGCACAAAGAAACAATGCACAGCCTCTTGATCCAAGAGTTGCTAGTGCTGTAAACGCAGGCGCAAATCAATTTCTTCAAACAGCATCAGGTAGAATTAAAAATCCTTTTTTAAAATCATTGTTTAATTTAGGTGCTGCTGCAATGAAAAGTGAAATGCGTAAAAGCACATCTCTTAACACTCTTACTAATAGACAAAATCAAATTAGCACACAAAGACAAAACTCGTATGGTTTATCAACTAATGTAGCAAAGTCATCTTATGCAGCCAACAGTAGATCTACTACAGATGATTGGCGTGTTAAAATTAAATTACCTAATATTTCAAGTTTTCAGACTAGTCCACAACTAAATCCTTTGGTTGTTAAAACAGACGGATACATGGTATTTCCAACATTACCGCAACTTCTTGTTACACATGGAGCAAACTATGATGTAATGAGTCCAACTCATACAAATTATGGCTATCAAATCTATCAAAACAGTCAAGTTGAAGATTTGACAATTGCTTGTGAATGGCCAGTAGAAAACGAACAAGATGGATTGTATTGGATAGCAGCAACACACTTTTTAAGAAGTGTTTCTAAAATGTTTTACGGTAGTGATGCACAAAGTAATTTAGGTGCTCCGCCGCCTGTTGTTGAATTGTCAGGATATGGCGACTTTATATTTCCAAATGTTCCGATTGTAATTAAAATGTTCTCTTTAGATCTAAATGATGGTGTTGATTATATCAAAGTACCATTGTACAATAGGTCTCAATTTGATGGAACAGCAGAAACTTACGGCGCAAGTCAAGGATATGATTATAGTTACGTTCCGACACTAAGCAGATTGTCAATTGTTGCAGGTATTGCACTAAGCAGAAATGAAGTAAGTCAGTTTAACTTAGACAGTTATGTGCAAGGCGATTATATTCAAGGTAATGGGAGATTTATCTAATGCCATATGCAAACACTAGTCCATATTCACAAACAAAATATACTAGAAACGGAGCATTAGGTATATTTTCACCTAGATTTATACCCGAAACAGAAGACGATATTTTATATACAATAGAACCTGTTTATAATTATAGACCAGACTTGCTTGCTTTTGATGTGTACGAAACACCTAAACTATGGTGGGTATTTGCACAACGTAATATGGATATTTTAAAAGATCCTGTATTTGATTTTAAAACAGGAACACAAATATATTTGCCAAAAAAATCTACATTGTTATCAGTATTAGGAGTTTAGTATGGCGATGCAGCCAAATATATTAAACCAATTTAGGAGTTGCAACTATAGATGGTCTCTTGGAGTTTTAGAACCTCAAGATTACAACGAAAGTGGTTTTTTAAATTATAAACCAAACCTTATTATTAGAGATGGCGGCATCGGTCAAAAAACTGTTTTAACAGAATTAGAAAAACAATACGGACAAGTTGAATTTTTTATGGATGATGTTGAAATAGAAGGGTTGTATAATCCAAATCCTGCAACAGGTACAACAAATAATGTAACATTTCAATTTAATGTTTACGAACCATACAGTGTTGGGTTGTTTTTACAAGCACTTGCAATTGGTGCGTTGCAAGCAGGGTATGCGAATTATATTGAAGCACCGTTTTATATTTCTGTAGATTGGATCGGACATACAGATCAAGGAGAGCATGGCAAAACGGTAAGTAGTAGAGGTTATGCAATTAAATGGGTTGATATACAATTCAGTGTAGATGCAGGAGGAGCAAATTATAGTTGCACTGCTACACCTTTCAACCATTTAAATTTACTAGACCAAATTGCTAATATGCAGACTACAACAAGTATTTCTGGTACAAGTGTTGTAGAGGTTTTACAAAAAGGTGATAATAGTTTAACTTCTAGTCTAAATAGAATAGAAGAAAAGGCAGTTAGAGAAGGCAAGAAACTTGTAGGCGATAGATATACAATTGTTTTTCCAAAAAATCCTGAAGGCGGCTTAATTAATGAAGATGATATTTTTATTCCCGAAATTGATCCTGTTCTAAATGCACCTATAGGATATTTTCAAGGAGCAGTTGATCCTGCACTTGCAAGAGCACAAAAAGATTCCTTACGCAGACAATTAGACACTGTGATTTCTAATATAGATGCACTGGATGATTTATCAGGGGTTGGAGATCGTGCAATTTCAGAAGCAGCACGAGCAAATTTAGAAAAAGAAAGACAAGAGATACAATCTCGTCTTAATGGTCCTGCTACACCTACAGTAACAGATACAGGATTAGGAATACCAGGTAGGATAGAATCTTTTAGAGC